CAGGAGGAACACGATGGAGTGCAGGACCAGGCCACCGGTCTTTGGCAGGCCCTCCTGGGTCGCCACCCAGGAGCCGAGCAGGTCACGGGTCGTGCGGTAGGTGGCCGGGTGAGAAACGGCAATGAAAGTAAGAGCTTTCAGCAGCATCATTTTTAGTATATGTCAATAAAATAATATGAATGGCCCATTGAAGCTCGGCCTGTTTCTTGTTTTTTTCACATGGTATTCGTACGCCCTGCGTTGGCTTCTGGATATGAAAGAGTGTGAGTGCGCCCGGGATGACTGGCGGCGCCAGTATCTCCAATACTTTTTTGTCGCCATGATGTCTTTGATGTTCTTGACTCTCATGAACATTACGCCATCGATGAAACTCGTGACGGCCGTGTCGGTCCTGACGCCTTTCATTGTCGTGACGTACACAGGTCAACTGCGCTCTTCTGCATGTGAATGCTCGGTGGCGCGCCAACGTGATGTTATGTACTGGATTTCTATAGCACAGATTGCAGGAATTATTTTGTGGTTCCTTATTAAAAAATGAACGTATTTGTGCCGGCAACAATAGGTCTTGCGTTCCAGAGCATCGTCCTATCTTGGATTTTCAAGCTCGAGCGCCAGTGCAACTGCTCCAAGGATTGGCGTCGCGATTTCATAAAGTATTATTCGTTCACCGGTGTGGCTGTCCTTCTCGTGGCGCTCGCCAAGTTCCGTCTGCCACCTGTTGTGATGATGACGATCGCCCTGGCCGGCCTGGTCAACCTGTATTCTGTGCTGTCGTACATACCCATGCTGAACCGTAACGCATGCACGTGCGCCACAGAGGATGACTGGCGCGACAATTTCATCTACTGGTACATGATTCTGTCGGTCGTCATGGTGGTGCTTGCGACGGTCGTGGCCTCCCAGAGATAAATTATCATTCTAAAGTATCATGACTCCGCCGCACACGCTCATGGTCCGAGCGATGAGCCCCAAAACACTCGTGCGGTATGCCGCAACCAGTAAAAATGCATGGAACGCGACAAACGTCGAGCGCCGTCGAATTGATACGCTCAAGCGCGTTCTACGTCGACGCATCGCCCGTAAGAAACATTTTGATGCGTTCGGGCCGTTGCGCCGGCTCAAACTTCCGTTGTTTGAAAATCGGGCCGCAGCCGTACAACGGTTGACAATGTCACCCGGGACCGTACAACGTGTAAAAATAGCCCGGGCCAGACGTGAAGCCGGTCGCGCCTACGGAACATATGTACAGACCGGTAACTGGAACCAGTTTGTGCGCGTCCATATTAAATCGGGCGGAAAACCGAACATCAACCGGTTAGAAGCCAGGCGTATGTACAACTAGTCTACTTCTTCTGGTACTCGGACATTGCATCCTGAACCTTGCGTGAAATGCGGGCCTCGAGTTCGGGCGTCATTGGTGGTGCAAGTGACGACCCGTAACTGTCCAGACCGAACATGTCGCCTGTGGCACTGTCCGTGCCGTCGAGCATGGTGGTTGCCGGACCGCCAGACCCAACCGGGTCAACCTCCTCGACTGGAATCATGGATTGCATCCATGCCCGAACCTCCTGACCGACAAGAAGCTTTCCGTCGTTGGTCACGAGTGTCGGCACACGAGTAATTTGACGAGACGGAATGCCGTGCGTCGTGACGTTGTGGAACCGAATGATGTGCAAGAGTGCAGGGTTCTCCTGAATCTCCTTGATGACCTGGGCAGAGTACTGACACTTGTCACCGTAGACCAGCGTGGCCATATTACATCTTACACAGGGAATCCGTAAATTTTTTTGACGCACCTAAGTAATGAAGAACCAGGACCTTTTGTTGTTCCTGTTGATTGCCATATTTGGGTTTTTGATATGGAACCGGACCAATGGTGAAAATTTCACGGATGTGTCGGCTGACAAACCAGTCGAGCCCGCCACGATCCAGACTATCGTCAATGCCATCCAGGCCAAGGTTCCGGACCTGTATCCGATTCAGACGGTGTACATCAACCCTTTCCAGGGTGACCAGGGATCCATGATATATAATGCCCGTATCATGTTTCTGAACACCCGCGGATATTTCGGTGTCCAGTATGACGTCAAGGCGGATTCTCGTGGGAACATTCTTGAAATGTCCGAGCAGCCTGCACCGGACATGACCGGGCCGTTCATGGCGTACACAGGCGACACCTATGAAAAGTTTGAAGACATTCAGGCGGTTTTGGATAAACAGTTTGCTGATCTGAAGACACAGGTTCCAGGCTACGAGACTAAACTGGATACGTTTTTGGAAACACAGTCGTCGTATAATCGGGTGCGCGCCACCCAAGCCGCCCGTGCTCCGTACGAAAAAATCGCCGCGACGACCGGAAGTGCAGGTTACCTAGGCTCGGGTGCGCTGGTCTATTCGGAATAGAAAAGCGTCAGAATACTAGTACATGTCGGAGCTTGTGTCAGCCCGAGAACTTGCCGAGCGTGAACGGAAACGTCTCAATGTAAAAAAAGCCACGTATCGCGCCATTCTTGAACAGTTTTCGAGAAAAATCTCGAATGGCGCCGTACTCGGAAACCATGAAGTCATGTTGACAACACCACGTTTTATGATTGGATTTCCTGCATACGATGTTATTCGGGCGACAACATACCTTCAACGCCAACTCGATAAACTTGGGTATTCAACCAGGCGCGTCATGCCTCATGTCATCCATGTAACGTGGAAACGACCACAGACAACCGGTCCGGTCATCATCGATCATTCGCACGAGGAACACCAACAGCTTCCAACCTTGGCCAACTTGGCCAAGACGGCACAAAAAATTCGCAGTAAACATAAATGAAAAACTCTCTCAAAAATCTCGTTAATACGTTGATGTCGCCCAAAAAGCCAGTCAATCGTACACCCATGAAAGTTAACAAGTTGCGGGCCGCGGCGAAAAAGGCTTCGAACGCACGTGTTGCTGCTGCGAACAAAGCGGTCCAGAACTACACCAAAATTGTCAAGAACTACAGCAAGCCCAACACGTCGGTGACGAACGCCGCAATGAATGCCGCCCGTAAGAAAGCCCAAGCCGCGGTGAATGCGGTATGAAAATAAACGCACCCAACAGTACATGGACGTTCTGGTCGAAGCCGAACGCAAGTACATGACCAAATTGACGAGCGTCATGGCCCCCGTCATGATCGACGCCTTTTATGACCTCTTTCAGGAGGCAAAAAAGACGTCCCAGGGGCGTAAAGTACTTCTTCAGTACCAGGCACTTTTGAAGGAAGTAAAAAATTGGAACAACACCATCGTGAAGCAGCACACGGATGCGATCATTAATTCGTGTTCAATGTTTCCAAACCTGCTCGCGGCCGTCTTTGTGATTCTAGTGAAAATCATGTCAGCCGTGCGCATCACCAGTGATTCCAAAAAATTGAACATCAAATTACCGACAAACGATGTGTTTGTTCATTCGTGTTACATGGCCACGGCGGCCAGTCTGTACGAGGATCCGTATGTGATGGTCGACGACGTTACTGACATTGTACGTCGGGCAAACCTTCATGCTCGGATTACAAAGGCTGTCCGTGAGGTCGTCGAGGATTTTGTACCTATTCAGCAGATTCTTGACACGTACATTCCATCCTTTACCGGTGGTGAACTTGATATGAATGGACCTTCAGAACCTGAGCCTGAGCCTGAGCCGGAGCCGGAGCCGGAGCCGGAGCCAGAGCCAGAGCCAGAGCCAGAGCCGATCGCCGAAGATGAACCTTCAGCGATTGAACAGGCTGTCGAAAATGCAACTTCTCCAGGTGAGACACCTATGACCGAAGAAGTCAAATCAGTTCCGGTGAACACACCAGGCACTCCAAAGGTTCACGAAGAAACATTGTTCGACGATGCACCGGAGAAAAAGTAATGGTAAAAGTAAATGGATCATTACTTTCGTGAACCGTCCAGTGCAGCACTCATCGCCGGAGCAGCAACGCTGGCATATATACACGTCCGGGCAACAATGAATAAGGAAAAGCTTCCAAACTCTGCATACTTCAAACCTGCATTTTTGGTTGCCGTTCTTGTGTACATTATCGTATCGCGCGGCGGTGCGTCGAAAGAAACCATCTCGACCGATCCATACTAAAATATTGAATAATACTAAAAATGCCTTCACCAAACCGTGGGAACTTTCCAAATAATAATGCTTACAAAAAAGCACTCGAAAACTATGCACGGAAGGGGAAAGGACAAATACCAAACATCAAAAATATCTTGCGTCAGACGAATATGCTTCACCAAATGAACATTCCAAATCTTGAAGCGCTCATGAAGGTGAGTCACGAGATGCGTAATCTTGTCGGTCCAATTTTGAGAAATAAGATTCGGACCGCCAAGACGCTGATAAAAAAAGGTACGGCTGAAAGTATCGCACGTCGTGCACCACTCGTCGCTCATTTGAGAACCAGGGAAGGTTACGGTGGTCAAAAACTTTCAGAAAATAACAAAAAATTCCTCTTGAGCCATAATATTGCGACGTGGAGGCGTCAGGGTTACACGAGAGGACTTCAGCCTACAGAATTTATGCTTGCACCTGCACCGAGTACAATGATAAGTAGACACCCGTTCAGTGGGTACACAAATAATATGAGATATACATCTCCGCACGGTAACAACACGTGGATGTACACGTATCAGGGACCACAAGCTACAAACCGATACAAAGAAACCGGTCGTCTTACAGCTGGTGCGAAACGGTTTCATCGCTCGAACACCGAGCGTGCTTTTGAATCTCAATTGGCTGCTCGCCGGGTTGCAGCCCTTTGGTTGAAGAAATTCCGAGCTCGCAAGGCGCAAAAGAAGAACACTTAAAGTAAAAATGTGCACAAATATCAATGGCGACCACCATCTCAGCGTTCAATGACATGATGCAACAGTTTCTCGATGAACTCGTACTGACATTCCCGGATACCAAGTCATTCGGCAAGTTTCAGTCCCAGTTCAAGTTGCTCCGTAAAACGGCTCCTCGTTCTCCCATGAATAATTTCATGGAGTCGATTACTCCGTATGCCAATAGCGTCATGCAGCGCGACGAAAAGTTTTTTCAGGAGCACGCTGACACGATTCCGTTTTTGAAGAAGCTCGATATCAAGTCGATCTGGAATGATGAGCTTTCTGATAGCACCAAGGGTGCCATCTGGCAGTACCTGCAGACGCTCTACATTCTCGGTACGACCATTTCGGCCCTGCCGGCCGAGACGCTATCTATGATTGAGTCGGTTGCCCAAAAATGTGCAACCCAAATGACCGAGAATGGTTCAGGTCAGTTTGACGAGAAGTTGTTGATGGAGAATATGTCTGGTCTCATGTCTTCGCTGATGGGTCAGGGTGACGGCCCACTGTCGCTTGTGCCTCCGAAAAAGTTCTCTCACAAAGAGTAATGGATGATGTGTTTCGTCGTGAAGCGTTGCTCGATTTTTGGCCCAGCTCGCGTCAGACGGCCAAGGAACGTGTCGAGGCGACGACTCGATTCATCGTGTACGCTACGGCGATTGTGTTGTTGATTCGCCGGGACGGCCGGGTGCTCGCGCTCGGTGCTCTCGTGCTTGCAATTCTTTATGGACTCTACTACAACAACATGATTCCGGATGGCGCTCGGGCCGTGTTCATGGCGCCAAACGTCGACGGCATCACCATGCCGACGCTGAACAATCCGATGGCCAACATGCTCATCGGCGACGAGCCGACGAGACCAGGTGCCGCGTGGTACCCGTCTGTCAAGACTGAGGTTGAGAACCAGTGGTCACACATTCACCCATTTGAACGGGTTCGGGACGCCGAGCGCAACTTTTACACGACAGCCAGTTCTGTGATTCCGAACGACCAACCGATGTTTGCTCAGGCGGCATATGGGCGGCCGTTTGAGCCCCAGTGTCGCGACACTCCGGGGGCGTGCGACCCAGAGGGCAACTCATACGGAAGATTCCCAGAGCGTGTCCAGATGCGCGGCGGTAACGGTGGCGGGTATGGCGGCGGCAAGGGTGGCGGCGGCTTTTAAAAAAAAATCGTATATGATTAAAGAATGCCACGGCTTCAGACTGGTGATATTGTTCTCGAGGATGGTGTTTGGATCGGCCCCAAAAACACCAACTACGTCGATATGATTATGACCGATGATGCTTTGCGGTCCCAGACCACGTCACAGCACAACAAGTATACGACAATGAAGCCCTACGACTTTCCCAAGTTGTACAATGTCGAGAATGACATTCGCGTCCAGCTGAACGATCCGGTCAGCACGTATGCCATGTACCAGACGGACTCTTTTGCTCAGCGCTACGGGAAGAAGTAGGCCCGAATTTTTATAAATGTAAAGTAATAGATATGGACTTGCTGTCCCTCGCTGCCGTTGTCGGTCTCGTTTTTGTCGGAAAACGAAACAGTGACGCCAAGGAGGTACCACCCGAAATGGATGCTGCGACGATGCCACAACAGCCAATCACACAACTCGACACGGACCTGATGTCCGGTGCTCCAGGAATGCGTGCCGACGCTTTTGGTCTTCGGCCCATCAACCCTTCATTTGGTCGTCGTATCGGTGACGCATACCTACCACCCAAAGAGGTTACAGGAAACCTCGGTGACGCTTGGACGAAGAACGGTAGCGGCTTTCCGTTCGGTCAACCAGTGTACGACCTGACGGCTCGCGAAACCACGTCGAACAAAATGAACAACCTGAACCCAGGTGAGAAACTGAACGTCGGTCGCGGTCTCGGCCTCGATCCCGACGTCCCCGCCGCCGGTGGGTTCCAGCAGTTCTTCCGCGTCATGCCGAACAACATGAACGAGGAGCGTTTGCACAATCTGCCGGGTAACTGGGGTGGTCCAGCAAATTCGGTCGTGAAGAATGGTGGAACCACCATGGGTGAGATTACCAAACACGCCAAGCCCACCAAGGCGTGGAACCGTCAACCGACCCAAAATCGCGGTCAAGGCCAGGGTGGTGCCCTGACGGCACCAGAGGGTCGTCCTGATTTCCAGAAGACGCGCCGGACAACGAATCGCCAGGAAACTGGATACCGTGATGACACGCTCGGCAATGGCACACCGGCCTACTTTGTTGGTCAGGCGTACGACAGCACGCTGCTGAACAACGGCATGACGCGCTGGTCAGAGAATCGCGTCAATCCCGACCGGGCAGCAAATGCTGGTCGTATGAACGTTCGTGCCGACCCAATCGGTCAGCTCGGTGCAAACACGACGACGCGCCTCGAGGCTGGTCCTTTGCCGATGCGTCCTGCCGACGCATCGAAGAATTATGTGTATATGCCACCCCAGTACGACAAACTTAATGTTTTCAAGGGGAACGAAATAAAGTCCGATTTGACCCTGGCCAAAACTATCCGGGCAAAGAATCCTCTGGCTCAGCCGGCTTTTGCAGACTATGCGTCGTAAAAAAAATACCAACCATGAATAAATGAGCGGTGGTATTGTGCAGCTCGTCGCCATTGGTGCTCAGGACGCTTACCTGACCGGTAAGCCCGAAGTTTCGTTTTATCGTTCGTCGTACAAGCGCTACACGCACTTTGCCAACTCGGTCGAGCGTCAGCTCATCAGTGGCACACCCTCCGCAGGTGGTATTTCAACCATTCGTTTTGAGAAGAAGGGCGACATGCTTTCATATGTATACCTGACGGCTCGTGACGCTTCCGGTGCCATGGTACCCAATCTGAACTGGACGTCCAACATCATCGACAAGGTTGAGTTGCTGATCGGCGGTCAGGTGATCGACACACAGGATAGCGAGTGGATGAATAACATCGAGCCGGTTGTCGGCTCGGTGAACACCAACCAGCGCCTGCTGAACCCATATGTGAATGGGAGCATCACCCCAGGCTCGAACGTGAACAGCTTCCAGGCTCTCAAGTTTTTCTTCTGCAAGGACTGGCAGTCGGCCCTGCCTCTGGTGGCGCTCCAGTACCACGACATTGAGTTGCGGATCACCTGGTCGACCAACCTGAACAACACCGCGACCAGCAGCTCGACCAACATTAGCCCGGCCGTGTCCTACGCTCAGTTGCAGTACTTGTTGTGGACCAACTTCATCTACCTCGACCAGTCCGAGCGCGACTACTTTGCCAAGCAGCCACAGGACATGCTCATCACCCAGGTGCAGCGCCAGGCGATTCCGAACGCCTCGATGATGGAGTTGGCGTTTGCCCACCCCATCAAGTACCTGGCATTCTCGTCCAACAGCTACAACACGGTCTATGCGGGCAGCTCGGCAGCCGCATCCGCCCTGCAGTTCAAGACGCAGGTGAACGGTGTGGACATTGGCGAGTCCAAGGCTCTGCCTCACTGGGTCGATGTGGCACAGTACTACCATACGCCCAACGGCTACGCGCCATACGGTGCCGTGGCCAACGTGGCTATTGTGCCGTTCTGCCTGGACACGTCCAAGCTGCAGCCGACCGGCACGCTCAACTTCTCTCGCATTGACACCTACCGCATCGTGACGCCCCCCACCGTGACCGTGAAGACTCTGACGCTCAACAGCCAGAACACGGCGCCAGCCTACGTGTACGCTGTCAACTACAACGTGCTCCGGATTCAAGGCGGTATGGGTGCACTTTTGTACTCCAGCTAAAAAAAATCCAAGTCTCGCACAAATGATGGCTGCTGCGGCACCCCGTACGCCGAACCGTAAAAACACTAAGAAGCCAAAGACCAAAAAATAAACTCATACATTTTTTGATGTCAAGAACAAGTATTTGTTCTTCATCATCAAAGAAATATATAAAGTGTAATTAATGAATACTCCCCCGAGAACACGTCCAATTGCGAACCGCAATGGTAGTCTTGACGATGAACTGAAAATTATACGTAGAACACTCAATGGTCTGAAATTACCGTGGGCTCTCAGTGGAAGCATGGCGACTAAACTCCATGCAAACAGCCTACATGTCGAACTTCACAGATTCCCGAACGACATTGATATTGTCATTCGACCGAGTGATGTTGATATGGTTACCATGGCACTGGCCGGAATTGGGTACACGTCGAACCGACCGCCGCCTCTCCGGTTTGTCCATGTGAAACTTCATCACGGTAAATTTTCAATTGATCTTTTGGCGGCCGGTAGTAGTCTCGCACCAAATATCCTATCAAAGAATGTGACGCTAATTAACAGAACACCGGTTGTTAAAATAAGACATTTAATAACACAAAAAAATAGAGTTCTCACGAATAACTTCTTATCAAAACTTACCAAAAACACTGTATTGGGAAATAAAAAATTTTTGGAAAACTTGGAAAAACGTATTTAAGTCCCAGGGAGCCATCACTTTTGTATTGGGACTAAAGTAGGAATGCAAATTTGGAAGTGGGTCTTGGCGATCGGCCTGCTGTTTTTGATTACGTACAACCCATCCACGCGTACTTTGGCTAATTTTTTTGAGGGCCCAATGGTAGAGGGCGATCGCCATGGCGGACCCCCATTTGCGCGAGAGGCACAAATCGATAGCGATTCCGGTGACGATGATCGGGAACCGCCCTCATATGCTCATCGTACACGATAGGCGGTACAAGGAGTGGACCTTTGTCACAGGCGGGTGTCGTCGTCGCGAGGTGTACAATCCACTTCGTTGTGCAATCCGTGAACTTCACGAAGAGACTCGAGGGACCATAGACCTCAAGCGAGGCGCCTACGCATACTTTCGGTTCACGACCGACTACAAAGGTCCAGGTGACACAGAGGCTGACGCCGACACGGTGAGCGTCTATCACGTCTACGTGATAGACCTTCCAATGTCTTCTTGTGAACAAAAAGATGTCGTCACACGATTCAACGAACAAAAGACAAAGATGGAACTGAATCAAGTTCCATTCAAAAAGAATCATGATGAAAACACGGAAATGATGTGGGACACACTCGAGGGTATCACCGACCGAGGGGACCTGTGGGTTCTTATTCGCGAGTGTGTGCTCAACAACCCAGACTTTGCAAAGGCACTCAGCGCGTCCCACAAAACAACCTTTTATCTGAGACCATAAATAATGACGCGCCCAAAGCGTGTTTTTGCCGAAATGCTCGCCAAGGCTCAGGGTGGCGAGGATGTTGACGTGGATGACATCTGTGAGAAACTCACTCTCGCGGATATCATGTATGAACTCAAGAAACTTGAAAAAGAAACCGAGCCGGACCCAGAGCCAGAGGAGAAGCCAGAGCCTCGGTCCATTCCCGATTTTTGGTCTCGGTTGTCAGGTG